ATGAAAAACGATGCAGAAGAATCCGACAGCTACCATTCGCGCGCGAAAGAAGCCGAAGCTTTTGTGACGAAGTTGAAAGGCCCAAGACCCGTAGGGAACGAAGTCAACGATTGCATACTGGCCGCTACGGCGGGTGGCCTATCGGCGATGACCGCACTGGCGCTTGCAGGTGTATACGGTGAACGCTTCGAGTATATAACCATTATCGTCGCAGGGATTGCTGGCGCTTTGACGTTTTTCTTGCGTCGATTTCAACAAAGAGAGTGGCAAACAGCTTGGATTAAAAGGATGGAACAAACCACACCGGTAGACTGATGCCTCCGTTGTGCAAAGGAGTCGACCGATGAACACTCTTTTTCTTTTGATGGCCCAGTATCATAGTCAGGTGATTGTGTCCTTGCATCGGGTATGCGCCGACTACTTCACTCATTTGACGCCATCAAAGCTACAGACAAAGGTCTCCACGGGCGAGATTGACCTGCTGATTATCTCTATAGAGCAGAACGAAAAGACTGCACGAGGCGTTCACCTCTCGGATCTGGCTGCTTACATCGATCGTCAGCGAGACAGGGCCAAGGTTGAGCTTGATCGGCCGAGGACCCAGGCTACTAAATCCTTTAGCCAAGAGTCGCTCAAAATAGAAAACCCCGAAGCTGATCCAGTTGCTCAATCTGCGGAGTCAAATGACCTTAGTCAACAACCTATCCAGTTCATAAGGCTGGCTGAAGTAAAGCGGATTACAGGAATGTCGACTAGTACGATTTACAAAATGGCAAATCACGGCACATTTCCACGTCAAGTTAAGCTAGGTGGCAAGGCTGTGGCTTGGGTTAAGGCAGAGGTAATAGAGTGGAGCGGTCAGCAGATCGAAAAGTCTAGAACGCTGAAATGCCAACTATAGGGAAGAAGCATACAGCTAACGTATCACGCCGCTCATCTCATAACTGGACGAGCCATGCCCAGCTCAGACTATATCAAACAAAGGCCTGGCACATTTAAACAGGATGGAAAGATGTAGCCGTATCAGATATCGCACCAGGAGAAACTCGATGTTCTTAACGAAGGATGAAGTGGTCGACCTCACTGGTCATGCGCGCCCAGCTATTCAATCTCGCTGGCTTCGAACCAATGCCATACCGTTCATTCTCGGTGGAGATGGTTACCCCAAAGTCCCCAAACAATCATTGCTAGACAAAATCGACTGCAACAATTCTCGGGACGAGAAAACGGAGTCTCAGATTTGTGGGCTAATCGACATCACGGAAAATTGGGACAAGGTTTCTGAATCGATGATGGCCGAGCTCTTGGGTACAACCGCGCGAGCCTTACAAGGGAAGCGTGCCAGAGGCATAACTCCGGAAAACGTATGGTCAAAAGTCGACGGATCAATCATGTATAGCCTGAAACGGTACGAGGCTTTTTTGGATACCCAGTGGCCCGCGCATATCCCGATAGCGCCAGCACCTCCGAAACCGGCAGCTACCAACCTAAGAAGAAAAAAGAACACAAACCAACGAACGCCCGTCACGCTGCTCGTATGAACCAACTTCTCTCATCTGCGCTAAAGTAGCCCGAACATATTGCTTCACTGGGATACGCAATCATGAGCAAGCTAACCCTTGTGGAATGGGCAGCAGATCACTTTAGAACGCCGCCCAGTTCCAATACGCTGCGCAAATGGGCCCGCGAAGGGCGAATTACGCCTCCACCAATCAAGCACGGACGAAATTACTATGTAGAGCCGATTGCGTGCTACCGCGAACCCGAGAAGCTTCGGACAAGAACCTCAGCCGGCAGTCTGATAGAGAGAATACAGGTCGAAAGAGCGAAACTAGGCCTATGAAAATCTTGTCTCAAATCACTGTAAAACTGCCGAGACTCATGGAGGTAGGGGAGTATTGGAAGCTACGGTACGTCGGCAATAAACCAAGTCTGCAGCAGTTGAAGAAATGGATTGAAGAAGGCGAAATTATCGGCGAGATCACGGGAGGGATGTATTTCGTGGACGTACAGGCAGCGGTGATGGGCTCTAACGATCCATTGCTCGCAAAGATGCTTAAGATTGATTAGTGGGAGCTATGAGGAAACTCATAGTCGCCACTGCTACCCTCTCCTCTTTCATGGAGGAAATCGCGATGCCTGACTCAGACCTGCTCCCTTCCCTACTCTACAAGATCAACGAAAACCAGCTGGCCCTAGAGGCCGCCATCATGGAACTGACCTTGCTGGTTGAAAGCCAGGGCTCAACAACAGCGGGCAACAATGTTCGCGGGGCCTTGGGCGTGATCGGCCAGAATGAGGAGTTCATCAAGATGACGCTTGCGGTCATGATGACGCCGGAATGACCAGAGGCTACAGCTCGTCGCCACGCCCTCGCTCATTTGCCTTACCTCGATTACTGTATATACAAACAGTATCAATAAGGCATGACCGTGGACCCCCTCGAAATCGAAGACACCAGCGACTGGCTTGGCTGCCCCACTGAGCTTGAGACCTGTCGCTACTTCCTGCGCATCACCGAGAACGAGGTGCAGGAACTGACCCTGCAATTGCGCAAAGCCCGCGAAGACATCTTCGGGCTGGTGCAGATGCACGCTGATGTCACTAAAGAATGCGGGGCGCTGAGGGCCGACCTGTTAAAGGCCAAGGCCGATCTCGCAGAATCAAACCGCAGAGCCACCGATATCGAGACGAAAAGTAACTGGGAGCTGATGGCCAACAGCAGGCACATCAGCGAACTCAATCTCAGGATCCGCGAACTATCAGGCGAGAAACCATTCGATAGTCCTTTCCCTTTACCGCGAAAAAACTCCGACAATTGAGCCAGTAGCCGGCAGCTACGGCACATCCTTGAAAAAGACGTGACCACCAAGCCTCAATGTTTCTTTGGCCTTCGCCGCCCAGCCTGGAGCCTTCTTCATGGCGATCGCGTAATAGTGCGTGGCGCCGCCGGCAGGATCGGACACCTTGCCATCGATCACCTGGTCAGCAACGATCCGCGCCTGGGCAAGCTCCCGTAACGGGATCTCCCTTGCCCCGCTCAGGTAGACGTAATTCGGATCGTTCCTGTTCCAGCAGCTGAACTGATACGGCGCCTGGCACACGCCGGCATAGCCCTCCCCCCACCATGACTTGGTCTTGCCGTCGTTCACGCGGTTACGAATCGTCCAGGCCACGGCAATCAGACCGGCCAGGCTTTCACCGCGGGCCTCCCCCCACAGCGTGCGGGCGAGGATGTCTCGGTCTTTTTCGGTGACGGTCATACTTTTCTCCGGGCAAAAAAATCCCGCTCAATGGCGGGTGGTCTGTGCTGCTCTTTGTCGCTCTACATCAGGTCGGCAGATCGCGCCTCTGGGTCGGCAACGATCACCGGCACGACCGGCTCTGTCGGCCAAACCGGCGCGGCGTACCAGGTCGGCTGAACAGTCACCTTGCCGAGAGCGAACTTGTAGGCCTTCCACGCCTTCAGGTTCAGCAGCAAAGCAGCCTGTTCGGCTTCGTCCGCTTCGGTGGCCTCCCCTGCGTCGATGCCATACCCAAGCGTGTCGATGCGGTCCTGAATGCGGGCTATCTGAAACACAGCCTTAGCATTCTTGGCGGAGAGCGAAGCTTTGGCTTCAGCCAGTTGAGCTGCTGCCAGGGTTGCCGCTTTCATTTCAGCGGTAATGAGCATTGACCAGTCGATCTCACCAGCTACTGGCTCATGAGGAGACGGCAACGGCTCAGGTGATTCGGAAGGCGGATCGCTCAGGAGCGGAAGAGGGAGCGGCACTACGCCGTTGGCCACGCCAATCAATGGGTCAGGAAATGCCTGCTCCGGACTGTAGTTCCACGGATTAGGCAGGATAAGAGACAGAGCCAGATCCCCATTTGCCCGCCCAACCTCGCCGGCAAACCACGCGCAGTTTATTGCCAGAAGAGGAAGAGTATCGCCTTCGCCGATTGCGGAAAAGTCGAAGGCCACGCCATTCAAAACAAGTACATCACCAGCCCGAAATAGGTACAGAGATTCATCAAGCCGCACCGGCACAAGTTTGATATTCATATCAGTACCACCTACCTATGCCATGGACGTTTAATACAAAAGCGCCAGCCCCCGTAGTGCCCGAGGTTGCAGCAAGCCAGGCGCTTAAAGAGCTCAAAGTTGGTGCCGAAACGTTGGTTACCCATGCCGACCGGGTGGAAATATCTTGCTCTACTAGCTGTGCGTAAAGCTTTGGAGTAACAGCAAAACCACCGGGCAACGAAGCGGTAACGTTTAAATATCGAACCCCTGTCCCCGTGGTCCATCCGAGCGCCGGGTAGTTAATAGACTGCGATGTCAGCATCAGCCCGTTGGCGAACTTCCAGACCTCTCCAGTCGCATTGCTTACGTACTCCATCAGCGCTCCAGTTGGCGTTCCACCAGATTGCGAAACGGACCCAAGAATCGCCTCAGCGGTCAATTTGGTGGCCGTGCCTGTAGTATTGCCCGTCCCTCCCTGGGCGATGCTAAGCGCCGTCGAGAGGCCAGACAGAGACGTGATATCAGCGTTTGCACCAGACTTTGCGGCGACCAAAGTAGAGCGCGCACCGGCTGCGTCGATGTCATTAAGAAGCCCTTGAGCGAACGGTGCGAGGTCGGTGATCCCGGTGCCGCCCTTGCTCGGCGGCAGGACATCGTAGTTACCGGTCGTACCGAGGGCAGCCAATTTGGCACCGTAGGTATTGACCAACGCTCTCAGCGCATCGGCTGAATCCTTCACGTAGCCTTGCATTGGGGCCAGTGCGAAGATGCCTGTTGCATTGGTTGCGCCTTGATACGGCGGCGAAATCGACATCGCGGTATCACTGGCGATGTTGCTCACTTCATACCAGCCGCCGTCCGGGCCCCGAAACGCGTCACCCACTCGGCTATTAGCAATAAAAGCTGTTCCCGTACCAATGACAGCATTGGAATTCAGGGTGACAGAAACCGTCCCGGCTTTATACCAAGGCATAAGTGAATCCCTATAAGAATTTGTTTAAGCAATAATTTTTGCGAAGACGGCTGGTAATGAAAATATGAAAGGGTTGTTCAAAGCAGTAGTAGTAAACCAAAGTTGAGATTGAGAGAAGTCATATGTAATGCCAGTAACCCGTCCAATATTGTCACCGGACACCATTCGCATACCCGCGTTATTAATCATCAAATATTCATCAACTGACGAACTGAATGGCGATGAATACCAGTTGGTATAAAAACCTTGCGCATCTTGGGTAGACTTTACATACGTCCAATTCTGAAAAAACCTTGTGAATACTGCCGCTGGTGTGCCGCTATCAAACAGCAGTTTACTGGCGCCGTCCCAAAGCCTCATGCCGAACGCCGCGGTAGCCGATGCAGCGAACCCACCCACAAAGTATTTCCCTGCGGGGGAATAAGATGCAGGACCAGTAATGGTCATACCGGTCCAATTCCCCGGTGTTCCAGAAATGCTGCAGCCAATGGTGACAAGGCCACCATTGTTATCCGGCCTTAAAAAAATAAGCGGAGGTTCTTGGGTCGTTATTGCGGGACTGAAGGAAACACCCGCACTCCCCGCCCCCCCTGAATACCTTCCCGACTGAAGAACACACAGCCTCGCGTATTCAGAGTCAATGGAAACCACACCACCATCGTTGACAACCGATAGTCCGTATCCCGCCATCAGTACCACCTCATGACAATCAGTCGCATTGTGCTGTGAGAAAACATCAGCCCGGCGTAACCATTGATGTAGTTTCTGACGTAGACAATTCCGTCAGCCATTTCTGTTTCGAGCTGTCGATCATCGGAGGCCGCTGCGCCGATTGGTAGAACAATGGCCACCGCGTTACTGGTGTTGCAGCCAGGCACCGAATATTGCTGAGTGCTTTTCCCTCCCGCGCCCGCAAACGAAACCACCGATGAGAGTACGATCCTCCACGTTGCGGTGTCGGTGTTGAACTGAAGGATTCCGTCGGCACCCCAGGTTCTCATTCCAAAACTCATGCGTTGAGATCCCCCAGTTGCACGCGCTTGACACCGTTGGCGTCGTAGACCTTCAGCGCGCTGTTGGTCATAGTCATGCGGCCAGCACCAGCAACGTTACCGTTGATTTCGAACACCCCAGCCTTAGTCAAGCGCCAGCCTGTAGTGCCGGCGATGTAGTTGTCAGACTGCAAGTTGTCGCCAATCTTCAGCATGTTGATTGAGCCGTTCTCGATAAACGCCGAGTTCATGAACACCTGGCCACCCTGTACCGCAAATGGAACCGAGATGGCGCCGCCGGCGATGGTGTTGACGATGGCGAAGCGATCAGCGCTCACCAGGAACTGGCTTTGCAGACCGGCGCCGGTGTTCTCGATGCCCAGGCCGATACCGGCGGCGACGTACTGCCCGCCCGCGGTGATCTGCATTTTCACCGACCACATGGTGCTCAGCTTGCCGGCCGTGTCGGCGTAAGCCGTAGACGTCTGCTGAATGGCCGCACTGTTCTGCTGGATCGCTGTACCGTTTTGCCCAACGGTGACGCTGAGCTGATCGATCTTTGTGGCCGTTGCCGACTGATTGGTGGCGACCACCTGCTCCAGTTCGGTAATATTCGCCGCGTTCTCGCCGATCTTCGCGTCAAAGGTGGTGATGCGCTGCGCGAACGCCTCGTTTTCCGAGGAGCGAACCTTGGATTCCGAAGCGATAGCCGCAGTGCTGGTCCAGCCTTTCATGGCATCGGCCAGGTCCCCTTCCCCGTTGTCGTCCCTGTAGGAAGCCCGCAACGCTTGGAACGCGGTCGCCTGCGCAGTGACAACACCGTCGAGCTCTGTGATATCGGCGGTGTTAAAGGCAACCTGTTGCGCCAGCCCGTTCGCCGTCTCGATTGACTCCCCGACATCCAGCCAGTAGGTCGCATTCGGCGGCGGGGTGTTGATTGGCACTTCGCCCTTGGACTGAAAGATTTTCCCATCTGCCACAACCATCTGGTCTTTCTCGTAGACCTGGTCCGGCTTGTAGGCGGACAGGCCATCGAGCGCGTCGATCTGGTCCTGAAGGCCGGGGATTTTGTTGATCTGGTCCAGCAGGTCCTGGCCCAGTTCCGTCTCTCCAATCTGACCGGCGATCATTTCCAAGATGGCCGCCGCGTCCGCGCTCGACTGCCCCATGACGCCAATCCCGATCGGGTACCAAGGCCCGATGTTGCCGATGCGATCTACCAACCGTGCCCAGAAGAAAAAGGTCACGCCCGCACGCAGCCCCAGCATCGAGAAATCGCTTTGCGGGTATGACAAGTCCGTGAGCTTGGTTGCTGCCTCCAGACTGGTCGTCGGGCCATACCAGATCTCCGTGCGCTGGGTATCCTCGGCTCCAGCCGGAAAGCCCCACTTCAGATAGATGCCGAACAGCAAAGGCGTGGCCGTCAGGAACGACACCGCCGGCGGCAAGCCTTCCTTGCCCTTGAGATTGGTCAGGATGGAGGCCCGCCAGATCGACGAGATGTCGAAGGCGCTCACAGCCCGGACTCGGGCCACGTAGGCACCAGCATAGATACCCACCACGTCGACACTGGTCATCCCGGTGCGCTGCAGCTTGATCCAGTTGCCGCTGTCCTTGCGCCACTCAACGTCATACCCGACGGAACCGTTCACTGCGGGCCAGGTAATCGTCATGGTGGCGACGGCAATGCCCTGGGACACGACCGAGTTCGACGTGACCGTCACGCTCGCCGGCGCGGGAACCACGGTGATCGGAATGACGCTGATCGGCCGTTCTTCCAGACGCGCACCGGTGTCGATGTAAGCGAACTTGCTTGGGTCGTATTGCAGCGCGCTGATTTCGAAGTCGCCTTCGGTCGTGCGCTTGGTGCGCAATACCCGATACAGCGGGATTGCCAGGTCGTCAGCATCCAGCGCCCACTGCAATTGCGGCAAGGGTGGTTCGCTGTAGTTGGTGGTCACGGTCACGGCGCGGCCGTTCACGCTCTGCACGGTGCGGCCTTCGGCGCGGCCACCCGGTAGGTTGATGATCAGGCGATCACCCGCCTTGGCCTGGGTGTCACGGTCCAGCGTCACAACTCGGCCCGCTGCGACAGAGATACGGCCGCCCACTTCGCGCCCCGCCAGCAGCGAGTCAGCCACTGGGATGATGTGCCCCGGAAGCGGAATCACACCCTCCATGCCAGTCTTGAACGAAACGGTCCGGTCCTGATTGTTGCTCAGGATTGCCCACTTGCCGCGGCGCTGGGCCTCGGATGCTCGCGTGCAACCGATGGCGCTCAGTTCGGTCGGTCGGTCGCCGTAGCGCCGTTGCAGATCCAAATCAGCGAATGGAATGACGTCAGTGTCGTAGTTGTTCGCCGGGTTGTCGTAACTGACCAGCGCCCGGGTGTACCGAGTCTTCGCCGAGGCACTGCCGTACGAGAACTTTCCGTCGATCACGTTGGCCCGGGTGAAGACGTAATCGAAGTCCTGCGCCCGCGGCATGTCGGCCTGCATCACCAGTTGGCCCTGGGCCCAGTAAGTCATGCCTCGATAGATCCCGGCGATATCGCGCAGCAACGACCAGGCGTCGGCCTTGCCCTGCAGGTTCATGTCGCACAGGAAGCGTGGCTCTACGCCGCCAAGGCCGTTCGGCACCAGCTGGTCGCAGTATTGCGCGATCCGGTAAAGCTCCCACTTGTCGACCATGAACGGCTTGATGCGTTTACCCAGGCCGAATCGGTCTTCAGTGCACACCCCGTAGGTGATCCACGCTGCGTTGTTGGTCCAGGCAGACTTCATGCTGCCGTCCCAAGTACCGGTGTAGGTACGGGCGATCGGATCGTAGTTGCTCGGCACCATCCAGCGCCGGGCGCGGCACCGCACAGTGACTGCTGGAATGTTGGTGAACTGCTCGGCGTCGAACTCAATGTAGAGCAGCGCGGTATTTGGATAGCGAAGCTTGGCGTCGATCACCTCGGTGTAACCGGCGATCAGCATGGTGTCGGCAATCTTGTTGCTGTTCTGGTTCGGGGTCAGCCGGCGCACACGGATCTGCCAGCCACTGGTGGCGTCCGGCAAATCGACACGGACAGACCGCTCGTACCGCGTGGTGGTCTTACCGTCCACAGCGTCAACGGCCACTTGCTGGTATGCGCCGCCATCGGTTGCCACGTCGATGGCGTACTCGATGCGGTAACCCACGACATTGCCTTCGTCGTCCTGACGTTGCAGTGCTGGCCAAGCGAGGCGGATGCGCGCGGCTGAGAGTTGGGTGTTGCTGATCGAGCGAACCCACGGTGCATCGCTGCGCAGTTCGACGTTCAGCGAGGTCTCGTTCTCAACGGACGGAATACCTGGGATATAGGTCTGGTCCACGGAACCAGGACGCCAATCCCATTTCACGTTCGGGAAGTTGTAGTTGCCGCTGGCGTCCCGGATCGGCGTGTTGTCGAGGAAGATGCTGTAGTCGGTCGGGACTTCGTCGAACTCACCCTCGCCCACGGCGATCAGGATCTTGGCCAGGTTTGTCGAGCGCAGGCTGTCGCTGGCTTCGGTCGGAGACTTGGGCTTGCTGCTGCCGCCCTTCTCGCCATGGATGTCGTTCTTCAGTGCTGCGCCCATGCATTCCTCCAGGCGAAAAAAAACCGCCTCATGGGCGGCCTGCTTGCTGTGTGCTGACTACGCTTTGTCTTCTGCGTAGATCGATGCAGAAATGATCATGCCGCCCCAGCGGCGATCACCGATACAGATCGGTACCGGGTTGCCGCTGGCCGTGGTGTTCTTGGCGCTGCCGAAGGCGTAGGACGGTGAGTTTTCAGGGGAAGCACTCTGCTTGAGGCCTGACGCCTGCGGGCTGAGCATTTGGATAACACCGCCGGCGATCAGACCAATACCCGCCGGAGTCAAATACGGCGCGGTCACCGGAAACACGTAGGAGATAGCGAGCAACACCACGCCCACCACCGTCTGCAAAACACCTCCGCGCTTACTTCCCTCAACCACTGGGATAATCCGCAGCTCACGGGTGCCACCTAGTTCAAAGTCCGCCTCGCCCACATTTTTACGGTTCCGAAACACAGCGAAACGCATACCTAAAGAGGCCAGACGCTTAATCTCTTGCTCGAATCCCTCAATGGTGCAATTCAACGCTTTGAACACCTCGCGAGATGTCCCTGTGTCGATTTGCCTCCGATGATCTCTACCAAACTTTCTGGCGAGGGATCCAGAAAGCTTGACCGTGGTCATGCTGGTGGCGAACGAAACGGCAGCGGCCATGATTTATCCTTTCATAAAAAACCGCCTTTCGGCGGCTTGTGTTTATCGGCACTTCTGAAGGGAGTCCCGCAATCCTCCGCGCCCCAGTTGAGACCAAGCAACTCGTTGGTAAAGTTTTGCGACGCTACCCGACTTGGCCTGGCTTATATCCAACACATCGTCAGTTTGCTGCGCGAAACCGTTGACGAGCCGATAGCCGGTTGATGTTTCGGTCATGCTGGCATTCGAGTTGTGCTCCTGCCATTCAGGGAAAACACAAAGCGCAAAGGCTTTCGGAGTCTTCGCAGACACCACAGTGACTGCCGGGGCCGACGACATCAAATCAGATGGCGACGAGCACCCCGCCAGCAAAGCCATCGCCAACGCTCCAACGATAAATTTCATTCGGGTCACTCCTGTGGAAAGGACTGCAATGTAGCACCGGGAAGGCAGAAACGAAAAAGCCCAGCGATTGGCTGGGCTCTGCGTGTAGGTTTAGCTTCATCTGCTATATCAGGCTGTGACCATCCGATCTAACAGGCGGCGTAATGCACCATTTCCAAGCTCTTCCAGACTGGTGTCGATAGGTCGATGCCAGTGATAAAGGAAGTCTTCGAGATATTCACGATCGATCTCATGCGTCACGATCGCGACGGAGACCTCTACTAGATCATTGTCCGGAGCGGTCAGTTCGTAACCGTTCAGAAGCATAAAAATAGAAGCAGCTACAGCCGCCGTCCGCTTGTTGGCGTTATGAAATGCATGGTTTCTTGCCAAGCTTTCGAACAAAACTGAAGCCAGCGTAATGACGTCTTCTGTTTGCCCGTAGTACCGGTGCTGGCAGGGACTCTGCTGGGCCCTGTGAAGTGCGTCGACATTAAAAACCCCGGATATCTCTTCCGGGGTTTTCATGGCGATCAACCTTGCGTTAATTTCCGTAAGATCATCTACGGTCAACCAACGTATTCCTTTACGTTTAACAGGCATCGATTATCGCTTAGCAAGCTCTTCAATGGCGCGCTCGAAGCGCTCGAAGGTAATGGCGAATGCTTGATTCACCTGTTCAACCTGGTCACCCATATCCGGACGCGCTCTGACGACGTCTTTTTTCCGGGATGGTAAATCGAATTTTGGTCGGGTCTTCATTTGTGCGGACATGGTCTTCTCTCCTAAGGGGCAAGCTCCGTGCGTGCCAACTCAAAGCACTGCTCTGAGGATCCGGTTAGTTTTCCTACACCGGCTGACCCCCTGCAGGGGTCAAGTGGCGCGAATCATATCCACTAAGACGTTACCTGTCACTGTTAATTCCGTTGCGTTTTCTCTATCGACGTGATTGGTTTTCGCCAAAAAACCGGCGTATTCGCGCTCTACTCACCCAGCATTACCGTCTAAATTGTAGATAACTCTACGCTTTTATGCCTAAGGACGAGCCTTGTGCGTTCCAGCCACGGACCACCAAAAATAATAATTTCCGATGGCCTGCCGTACATGTGGTGTAGCAGAAAAGGGCCTGGGCCGCGAATATTACTTTCCTCGCCAGGCAATGCGGCGTTAACGCCGAGGAAAATCCCGGCGTGGTTCGGGTAAACCGTCCTGCCCACTTCCATCACGACCAAATCACCGCGCTGTGGCAGGTCGACCTTATAGAAGCCGGCCGCCTCGTAGTTCGCCTCGTAAAGACTGGTGTTGTCTTTACTCTCCCACCAGCCATCAGCGCGCCTGAAGGCTTCGAACTCCAGCCCCCACTCGCGCTTGTACCAATCGGCACAGACCTGCCAGCAGTCCCAGGCGCCGTGCACAAATGGCCGCTTCAGCAAAGGGACATCGCCAATCGGCATCACCGTACGCAGGTCACCTTCCGGCCAGCTGAGGATGTGCCAGGGCATGGCAGTCGCTTCGCACATGGCCAGGTCACGCGGTGAAGGTCGACTGGTTGCGTCCGGATGTGAATGAACAACGCCAATGACTTCACCGATATCCTCGGCCGCAGCGTACTGCTCAGGATCAATCCGGAACTCTTCGTTTGGTTCTGTTGCGATGTTCAAGCACGGAAAATACTGTTGCTTGCGCCCGACTCCCAGCAGCAGCCCGCAGGACTCTTTCGGGTACTCGGCCGCAGCGTGCGCCTGAATGGCGTTCAAAATGTGCTTACGCATGGTCAGCTCCTGGCAATTAATGAAACGGCCGGGAAGCCGCCGAATGGCAATGGGTTGCCTTCGCCGAAGCGTGGGATGCAACCCCGGCCCAATGTGGCGTCACATTCATCCAGCTCAGGATTATCGGTGACGACGCCGTCCTTGGTGACGTATGACCCTGTGTAGCCGCAGTTTGGCCCACGGTAACCGCCGGTGAGGCACCAGTGGCAAAGCGTTGTTGCCTGCCGCCCGATGGATTCGTTACCGACGTCGCCCGGGCTGGCCAACTCCCAGCTGACCGTCTCCCCGTCTTCGTTCGTCTTCTGGTCGATGTACCAGACCTCGATCGTCTCTTGGGTTGGGTCTGCTGTCGGGTTGCCGGCCGGAAAGTTTGCAGCATCGAGGTACGAGCCCAGCGTGTGGTGCATCGTCAACTTGAACTCAAGCAGGTCGGCGAACGCCAGGCACAGCGCGGTAATGCGTCCATTGACGTTGCCGACAGACAAAGTCGGCCGCACCGCGGTGCCGTCGCCGTTTGCTTCGATGCCGTCGATCTGCATCGGCCAGGCGCCATATTCATTGCCCTGCCAGTAGATCGCTTTCGCCGGCAACAGATCAGCATCAGGGCCGGCGGCGATTATCTCGGCCGACGTGTGCGGGATTGAGTGGCCATGAAAACGCAGAACATCCGCGCCATAGTCACTGCCGTCCAATTCAAAGAGCAGAACTTCGCTGCCAGGCTCAAGGACCTGGATATCGCTGATCAGCGGCATGAACGCCCCTTATGGAAGGAATGACTGGGTGAAGGTGGTGTTGAGGGTAAAAATTCCAGCACCATTCGGGGTTATGGTCGGCGCCGTAGCCCGGAAGAAGCTCAGCTGGCCAAGTGGGGGCGTCCACAGAAAAGACTGGAAGCCGCCGTGCCTATCAAGAAACGCCTTGATATCCACAGCGACTGCTTCGCCAACAACAAAAGTGAGGGGCCAACTATCGACCTTGTTGTTTATCCCATCCCCTACGACCTGCTCGTAACCGTTCCCGAATTTCGAAGCACGTACCCGATACTCTGGGGTACTGGTCGGCTCCACTTTCGGGCACCAGATGAAGGTTTCAACGGCCATTTACGAGCCTCCAGATTTGCCCACCGACTTGCAGTTCTTTCGCAATTTCCTGCTGAGCTCCGCGTTTGGCCACATCGGCGTACGCTTGCCCAAGAGCCTGCGTGTCCTGTTGTGATGCAGTTCCACCACCAGAATCAGCGACCTGAATCGTTTGCTGAATCAGCACCTGGTTGGAGCTCAACGAGCCTCCGCCCCCGCCAATGGCTTTCACCCCCAGCGAACCATCGGCGGTTCGAGTCAGAGGCATAATCGCCTCGTCCCCAGCCTCACCCATGATGCCGATGTCGCCGCCAGCCATGCCGAACGCTGTCGGTTTGCTGACCACACCGTTGGTGAAGGCACCACCATTGGAGAACATTTGTACTCCACCCGACCAAGCGCCACCTTTGGCCTGAATGCTGCCAGGTGAAAAGCCTGAAAGGTCGCCGCTGTAACCTGCTTGAGTCGCCCCGGCAGAAGCCGTCGCTCCGGAACCACCGCCGAAATAACTCGCACCAGCACCCACCAAGCTGCTCAGCAAAGCCGAACTGGCCTGCCGTGTAGCGATGCGCGCCATGTCGGCCAGGATTGATTTGGTGAAGTCCGCGAAGGACAGTTTCCCGGTCATCGCGAAATTGACGATTGCGTCTTCCATGGAGCTGAAGGCATCACCGAACAGACTGCGGGTCTGGCCTGCAACATCCTTGGCGCTGTCGAGATAGTCCTCCCAAGCCCCGCGCGCGCCATTTGTCCAATCGGACTGGGCAGCGTCCATCTGCGCCCAGCCCTCTTCCATAGCCGCGATCTGTTTTGGCAGATACTGATTGGTCAGGTCGATCTGATCCTGAAGCGCTTTGCGCTGCTGGTCGGTCGTGGCTGTCGCGAGCTCCGTGCGAAGAGAAAGAACCTGGTCATTGGTTTGGCGCTCCAGTTCGAGGCGCTCCATATACCGATCGGATTCTTTGCTCCCCATCCCTACCGCGGCGGCCTGGGCAGCGTATTGCTCCCTCTGGTTGTTCAGTTGCCGCTCAAGATCCGCCTGATACTGGAGTGCCTGCGAAAGTCCGTTGGCCGAATTGACCGCCTCGTTGAACTGGCTGGCAAGCCATGCGGTGGCCTGGCCGTATTCCTGTTTGGTTATTTTTCCGTTCTTGAGCAGAAGGTCGATTTGAATCGTCTGCTTCCTGAACTCATCAGCAGCGGAGCTCACCGGGTCGTAGGTCTGGCGCAGCTGATCAAATGCCGTCGCGGCTTGCTTCAGCTGCTCCTTGAGTTTGTTCTGCGCTTCCGTTGCGGACTTGGTTGTGCCGTTTAGCTGAGAGACTTGCTTATCGATGGCGGCAATCGCCCGGGCATACCGGTCGGCGTTGGCCGGGTCCTTCCCCATGGCCGCGACCAGTGAAGCCCGATCCTCCTCCAGCTTGTTCAGCTTGTCATAGGAATCGAGCAGCTTCGTAGTGGCGATGGTGGTGCCGGTCCGGGCAGCAACTACCTTTTGCTCCTGTTGCTCGACCTGCTTGTTCCCCTCGACGAGTTTTTTGTCACCCCAGCCGCGCAAGTCGGTGTATGCCTTATAGCTTGCCAGACGCTCATCGGAAGCCTTCTTCGCCGCCTGAAGGTCCTGCCCAAAAAGATCGCCGACAAACAACGTTGGGTTGGCCGCGAACTTATTCAGTCCACCATCAGCCTTGTTGTACGCGTCCAGTGAACGGTTGGTACTTTCTTCGCTGGCCACCCCGGCGAGATGCTGTGTTTTTTTATCGCTCGAAAAGAATGAGGTGACGTACTCCAGGTCTCCCATCATTTTGCGTAGGTCATTTGGCAGTTGGGCCAAACCTGTCGCGGCTGCGCCGGTCAACTTCACGACCAATGCCGCTAGATCAGCCATTCCCTGCTGAAAGCCTGGATCCTTGACGATGTCGCGCAAGCCGTCGAGTGAGTTTTGAAGCGGACTCATATCGACGTTAGCGAGGCCGGACACGAACTCGTTCCGGAGCCCCTGTGCCTGGCCCTGCAAATCCTGAATGATCTCGTTTGCCCGCACGAGATTCGCGATCTGCTGGGGGTCCATCGCAATGCCAAAATCTTTGGCTTGGGCGAGATATTTGCGCAGGCTCTCACCACCCTTATCAAGCAGCGGCAGCATGCGCGAAAGGTCGTTACCGAAGCTTTCGAGAATGTTGATCTTCTCAGACTGTGTTGCCACAGACTTGAGCCCATCGGCGATGGCCAGCAACTGCTTGTCCGGTGACATCGCCGCCAAGCTCTCTGCCGATAGCCCGAGCTTTTTGAGCCCTTCGATCGCCTCCCCGCCGCCAGTAATAACCGCATCACCGATCTTGTCCCCGATATCCTTGAAGATATCGGCCATCTTGTCGCCACTCAGGCCTGCTCGTTCAGCGGCGTACTGCCACTGCTGCAGGACACCGGTGCCGATACCCAGGGACTTTGCCCAGCGGTCCGTCTCGGTGGTGGCCGCCGCCGTATTTTTCAGCATCACCAGCGAAGCGGTACCAACGCCGAGAGTCGCGGTCACCACGGTGGCCAACGCACCGCCAATCTTCTTGCCCGCCTCTTCAGCGCGGGCCTGCATTTCCTTCATTCGCTTTTCGGTGACGCGGCCGGCCTTATCCATGCCCTGCTCGAAGCCGCCGATGCGGGCGATCAAGTCCAGCGTCAGTGTGCCAAGCGAACGGGTTGCCATGGGTTACTTCCTGTTGATAGCCGGGTCAGACCCATTCGGCCATTGCCGTTTCGAGCGAGACGCCTGTTTTTTGGTGATGTGGCATGAAGTCGACCAACTCTGCGTTGCCGCCGCCCATTCGATGAACTTGCAGCGCAACGATCGCGCCCATCTGTTCGGCGCGGGACGCCAGGTTGAAACTGCCGTGCTTATTTCGGTAGGCAACCCAGGCCATAGCCTCGGCATAGCTGATGCTGGCTTTGGCTTCTGTAACGGTTCGCCCGCCGACTCCGTTCAGCACGAGTTCGTGCCAAAACTCATCGGCGGCCGTCAGTTTTTTACGCGGTCCGCCCCGGTGTTGTTCACCTCGTGGACGGCGCCAAGAATCGCCCAACCCAGACCAGGATCAAGCCGATAGGCATCCTCGTAAGGAATTGCCTCTTCGCCTTTTGGCCCGAGCGTCACGCAGGTGGAGATGTACTTGGCGTTGCGGCTCTGCTCTGTTTCGTTGGAGGAGAACAGATGCTCGATCATGCCGAACGATTGAGGCATGACATGGATGAAGAACTTGTCCTCGATCGGCTTGCCCTTGCTGTCTGTGTGTTTCCAGACAACACCCTTCTTCACCATGGCGCCGCCGACAATACCGCCGGCGGCTTTCAATTGACTCAGGTTCATGAGGCGCCCTTACGTAGTTTTCTTGATCCAGGCGGAGCCGCCCGAACGCTGGATGGTTGCGGTGGTGGTCACGACGGTGTTGGCCGCGAACGAGAACGGGAAGTCGGAGACGTAGCCCTCGAACACAAACCAGGTGCGCGTGGCTGGCAATTCAAAGTCATCACCACCGACATCAAGCGTTGGGGGTTCGGTACCGTCCGACCAGCCCACCGCCCACTTCACGCTGGTATCGCCATCGGCCTCGGAAAGCTGATGCATGCGAATGTGACTGGCGTTGTTGGGATCGGCGTTCAGGCCCAGCGATGCTTGGCCAGGGGTGCGCAGACCTTTTTTGTAGCTGCGCTCCTTGGCACTCAGGCACGTGTCTTCGATTTGGTCGGCCGGCGCGCCACCCGGATCGAACGTGGTGGCGCACTCGACTTCCATGACAGTCAACGGGCCGGTGCCGGTCAGTGGTGGAACAAGGGCAAATACCTGCGTGCCCTGGGTGAGAATGGACATAGGTGTCTCCTGCGGACGAAAAAAAACCCGCACATGGCGGGTAGGTTTGGGGCTTGGTTATCTGCGGACGATCCAGTCCACGTCGAAGCTGTATCGGTACAGGCCTGTCTCCGCGTCCTTGGTTTCACCGTTGTAATTGGTAATGGTCGCGGCCAGTTCCACCGCGTATTCGATGGCATGCCCAGCTGCACGAGCAGCCGACGCTGTCGACGCGTACACATCGATCTGTAGGCCGTAAGCCTCGGTGTCTGGCCTGCCCGCGAGGAAGTTCTCTGGCGATCCGTTGATGACTTGCCAGACGCAATAAGTACCAACTGGCGTATCTGGAGCAATACCGAACAGATACAGGCGCGTCGGGTTCGTACCGAGCAATGCCGTCACTGCTGGATCAGCTGCCGCGACCTGAAAAATCGGTGGGTACTTCATTTGATTGCCTTTCTTGTGGCGCGTTTGATGGCGCGATCAATGGCTTTTTCAAACTCAGAAACCAGCAGGGTGGTAGCCGCGCCAACGTTTTCAGCGAGCGCGCTGCGCATAAATGGCTGTGCCGCCATCTTGGATGTTCCGAACTCTAGAAAGCGCCAATAGAAGGTGTCGCCACCGGGGTTCCCGCTATCCCCACCAATCTCGTAGGTACCGCCTTTCCTGCCGCGCCGAGTGTGGTAGTTCCTTTTTTCCTTTGCTCCGCCCAAAACTCCGATGCGAAACCCAAGGTCGCCGGTGCGCTTGAAAAGCGTCCCGTTCCATCGAATTGCAATATTCTTTGCGATTTCAGTGGCTGTCTCCGGATCGTTCAACCGAAGCGCACTTTGCCGCGCCGACTCCGCCACAAGTTGCGCAGCCTTCCGCAGAGCAGCCCGGCCGCCTTTGCGTTTGACGTCATAGCTGACCGCTTCAAGCTTTCCCAGCACTGAGTCAAGTCCGCTGATTTTGAACTCGACGACCTCAGCCATCACTGACCCCTTCGCTACATGGCAGCGTCAGATATTCCAGCCCGCTTTCCCGATCAGCCAGCACACCCTCGATCACATAGATCTTGTCGCGATGGAGTATGCGCATCGTCGCGTTTACGCCTGGGCGATATCGGATAACGATGCGAGCCGAGACTTTGGATTGTTCGGCGGCCGCGGTGATGAACTCACGCGCAGAGAGTGGCTCGATACTGGACGGCACTTTTGCCCAGGCTTCCACCCACGTTCTGACCATCTCCCCGGTTGCGGGATCCTGTACGTAAACAGGGCTCTCAATTGTGATTCGGTTTCGGAGCTTGCCTGCTCTCATCAGACACCCATCCCGACGCGATAAGGCGTCAGCAGGGACTTGGAAGCCAGAGGCAACTCTGTCGAAATGGTGCCTGTAACGACCTCTTCACGGTTGGCGAACAGGTGACCAAGTTTTAGCAGGCAGGCCGATTGGATACTGGCGTTGAGGACCATTCCACGAGCAACCCGGGTCGCCGCATCAAGTGATTCTTTAAAAGCGAAATTCGCGTCCGCCATCGACTCGCACCGTAATAGGTGATCATCTATCAGCGCGGCAGCGACCATGTCAGCGTCATATCTGAGACGCGCTGTGTTTCGTGATGCGGGCACTTGCAAGCGCGCAGCATCAAGGGAAGCCTGATCAACAAAGAACGAGCGCTGGAGATAGGCCATCGCCGCGTCTTCGGCCCCATCTAGTTGCGACTGGACGAGATCCTGATCCTCCGGCTCGGCCAAAAGGTGCTTCATCGCCAATTCGATGTTGATCACGCTCAT